CGGGATGGCACGACAGGCGCAACCCGTTTGCCTTGCCGTAGTCCCCTGCTGCCTTCAGTGCCGCACGGATTGCCCCTTCGTGTTGTGGGGACAACTTCCCGATCCCGTAGCCAAGTGTGGGGTGATCCATGAACGGAAACATCCCGCTGCCAATGCGGAAGAATCGAATCCCGTTGGCAACATTCCACTGTAGGATGGGGAGGAGATCGGCAGCGTTCCGCGCACCAAGTTCTCCCACACGCTCTAGAGAAAAGCGATCCATCCGCAGGGTTCGGTCTGTGAAGAACCGATCCTTTGCTTTCCGTCCCTCACACAGGGACAGGTTTTGACAGGCGTAGCCTAGGTGTCGGATGGGCATGGGTGCAGTATAGCAGACGGCATTATTTCAATCTACCGTGGACTGAATATTTTACGGCTTCTGTGCTTCTTTGTCTTTCAAATATGCAGCAAGCAGCACCATGTAATTAATAACATCCACACAGGTGTCCTTGAAAGACTCGTCCTTGATGTGCATCTTACCAGCGCGGACAAACGAGGACAGGCGACTCATCTTGTCCGTGAGGCGCACCATGAACCCCTGCTCTGTCTTGCAGATGCCCATAGCCTCCACACGGGTAAAGTTTGCAAACGGCTCAAGCCCTTCGTTTCCTGCGTAGTCCCGATTCTTCAGGCTCATCAGGTCACGGGCTTCCTTTGTGATCTCTTCGTGAAACTTCAGCAGTTCATCTCGGGTCATGGCTGTGCTCCTGGGTTTGCGTCCCAACTAAACTGTCCTGTGCTGCCGAATCCACCGTCGCGCTGTGTCTTCTGCATGGGTGGGTGGTCAATCCGTGCCAGCGACACAGGCTGATTTCGCACCAATTCGCCTTGGCAGATGCGTGACCCGTTGGGAATGGACACGATGCACGACGAGATTGCGGTGACCATGATCTTTAATTCGTCCGTGTAGTCGGAGTCAATCACCCCCTCCGCATTCGCAAGCACCAAGCCCTCCTTCAGCGCAAGTCCGCTCCGTGAATGGAGCCGAACGGAGTAGCCCTGCGGAATATCCAAAATCAGTCCTGTGGGAATGAGGAAACGCCAACCCGCAGGCACATCCAGCACCCCATGCGTGGGGTGGAGTTCCATGCGGACATTCTGTGGTCCGTAAGCAATCACTGGCTTGTGTGCAGTCCAGTCACCTTCGGAATTGGCAGGGTCGTGATGGAATCGGGCACAGATGTCAAAACACGCAGAGCCGTCTGTGGCAAACGCGGGAACTTCTGCGCCTGTGTCTGGAATAATATAAAAACCGAGTGTGGGTGTATCCATGATGTAGTCTCCTTGCGGTGGAGTATAGCACAGGGTGCAGGGGTGTCAATCGTTTTGCTTCAGGATTCTCCGAAAGGGATTCTTTTGAAGAATAGTCCCAAACATCTCGTCTGTCTTCAACACTGATTTTTGCTTGAATCGCTGAAGTATCACTCCTTTGGGCTTTGGTTTGACACTCCATTCTGTACGAAAACAAATAAGTCTTCCCTCTGTCTGTTTGGGCTTTACAGAAATATTGTTTTCTGTTACTCGTATCTTCACCGCGTGACTTTCGGAGAAACGACAAACTGACCGTTCATCAACTCCTCCGTAGTCACACCAAGAGTCAGATCAAGAGAATACTTCCACGAACCAACCCGAACATTTCCCATAGTGGTGGCATCAGCAGTGATGAGCATACCGCCGGTAAAGGCTGCGCCTGTTTCTCCAGTATTCAAATATATTCTACCGCTGCCAGAGACACCGCCAGTGGTTCCACTCCACTCTCCGGTTGTTCCGCCGCCAGTCACACCAGAAGTGGTGATCTCAAGATACTTTGAACCACTTGTTGTGCTTGGACGAACATGGAATCTTGCGGTGTATCCACTCAGGTTGATAGGATTGCCGTTGTCATCGTAATACTCCAAATGAAAATTGAAAGTGGAGTTCTGTTGTGTGTTGATGTCGTAGTAAGCGGATGCCATTAGTGTGCCTTTTCCTTGTTGAGAACATTACGCAGGCGGTTCTGCCTCTTTATAACGATCTTGTGCCTTTTTCCTCTACGGGTAAGACCGCTTGCAAAACCGCCACGACCCTTTCCTGATGGTGAATTACGAGCCATTACTTCTTCCTCTTCTTGAAGGTCTTGATCTTCACATTATTTATAGCGGGAGCCGCGATTGCAGACGGTCGCAGAAGTTCAACCCCTCCCGCCTGTGCTTGCATCCCCTGAATCTGCTGTAACCTTTCGGTATAAGCAGCGTGATTCTTTTGATTCCGCTCAATCTCGCTTTCTGGCAAACGATTCTGCTTCAGCAATATTTCACAAGCAGCCAGTCCGGTCTTGTAGTCATGCACAAAAAATGCAGTTGCTGCTAGTTCATCCAGAGCCATCCAATTATACACATTGTTGTCGATGAACAGGATGTCCTGATGTGGATAGGGGATTTGAGCCGCTTCCTTTGCAAACAGGTAGGCAGCACGGGGTCGCCCGTTCATCCGCAGGAATCGCGCAATAGCGTGTAGTGGTTCTGCGCGGCACGGACGGAAATCGTATGCGTCCAAGAACTTCTGCTGCACGGTTGTCCACGGCGACTCCTTGGAAATTTCACACAGAGCGATACGGAACAGGGAATAGTAGCACTCCTCTTCCCATCCACCCATCTCCACGCGCTTATAGTAGGCTGCGATAGCCTTGTCCCACTGCTGCGAGTCGAAATACGACTGCGCCAGATAGAACTGGTAGCGCGTGTTGTTTGGTTCTTTCTTTAAAACTTCTTCTAGAAGAATCGCATCTTTGGAATACTTTTCCACTGGGGTGACATTAACATTTCGGTGACCGATTGTCCGTGCTTCAAGGTGATAGTTGCCTTCAATCTTCATCTGTTGAAGTGGCTGCTTGTCGCAGTGGGCATATTCGTGGAGGATGCCCACATACTTCCATCCGATTCCTGTCTTAAAGATTTGATTGCGCCACCAGATGCACTGGTCGCGTCCGCACTTCAGAGCATATCCATCGTGAATCAAATTCTTCCCATTGGGATACACAAAATTTCCAACGATACGGTCATCCGCATCAATCATCCAAGCGTAGTCAGCCTTTCCGTCACAGAGGGCTAGAGCCTCGGAACGATTGTGTCCAAAGTCAACCCAAGGACGCTGGTGGAGTTCGCCCGGAATTCCCTTTTCGGCAAAATACTTTTTGATGAGTTCCTGTGTTCCATCAGTGGAACCTGTGTCCACAATCACCCAATAGTCGATGTGTGGAGATATGGAGTCCAAGCACTCATGGATAATGTGCGTTTCGTTTTTAACAATCATTGATAGGCATACTGTAGACATTATTAATCTCCTTTGCGGGTTCTCCAACTATTTATGCCCCTATGATTTCAAACTTGGGACAGGGAACAATGAACTTACCACCAGAACGCAGATAATTCACTTCTCTTTTCTTGAACTCATTGATGAAATGCCAAGGAAGTATCAACAAATAGTCTGGATTTTCCTTACGCATTTCTTCTTCAGAAAAAATAGGAATGTTGCTTCCTACAGTATGTAGACCGTACTTGAACGGACTTCTCTCCGCAATACCGTCGATCATAGATGAATCTAGATTGAAGTATTGAAGTAGAGTATTTCCTTTTGTGGAAGCACCATATCCCCAAATTCTTTTTCCCTTTGCCTTTTCTGTGGTTATGAAATCAACAGTCTGCCGACGAAGATCGTCTATGTTCTTATGAAATGCTTTCCATGTTTCAGGATTGTCTAGCCCTAGAGTAGACTCATATGACAGTGTTGAGTTTATTCTAAAACTACAAACATCACGATGCGGCTGTGATCCAAATTTGGTTTTGTCTGCTGTAGTTTTCATCATGTAGACCCTAAACGATCCTCCATTTATATCGTTCAGTTGAACATCTACAATATCGAATCCGTTTCTATTCATCAATGTTTTGAAATTGAACAGTGAGTAGTAGAAAATGTGCTCGTGGCAGATATTGTCAAATGCCATCTGCTGTAGCATAAGTGGAGTATAAGACACCTGAACAACCCAAAGTCCATTTTCATCTAGAACGCGATGTATATCTTGAACAAAAATATCAGGATCATCTAAATCATAAAACATCGCTATGGTGGTTATTACCTTAGCCTTTTTATTTCCGCACCTTGCTCTGCTATAAGATTCTTGAGAGAAGTAATCCTGTATGATTTCATCGGCTTGCTTTTCAGCCTCTACCTTGTAGGTATCATCTGCTGGATCAATTCCCAGTCTATAGCATGATTTTGGAACATTTGACAACAGAGTTCCGTCATTGCTGGCAATATCCAACCAAACATCTCCTTCTTCGATCTTGAAGACGGAGCAGATGCTGTTAACTATTCCAGACAACTCTGACTTCATTGTGTCGGTGATTCCAGACCTATACCAATACTCACCATACATTATGTTCAATGGAGTGACTGTGTTTAGTCTTACTGCTCCGTCTTCATTCATCACAAGATCCAATTCATACTTGTCTCCCCTAGGAGGGGAGCCAGTAGAAACAAAATCAGAAACATACAGTTTTCCTAGTGTGAACAGAGGGGTTCTAGTGTTCATTGCAAATATACTCCACTTCAATTTTATTTACGAACGGTGTCGTAGTTCTTCACAAAATGTTTGATTGTCTTTGACAGTCCAGTATTTATATCAGTAAACTTGAAGTCTGGTAGATACTTTCTAAACAAACTGTTGTCCGTATTTTTCTTCATAATACCTTCCATTTTTGTGCTATCAAAAACAACCTTTCCATTAAATCCGATATGCTTCACTATCATTTCTACTATCTCTGCGATTTCGTGAACACACCCCGGAGAAACAGTCATTAGAGCAGGAGCAGTTTCTATACCACGAACATGGATCTCCTTAACAATAGACGCCATATCTCCAGAGTATAAAAATTCTCTTTGGGCTTTGCCAGAACCCCACACCATAAAATCAGAATTGCTCTGCTTGGCAAGATAGCATCGGTGTATCAGACTTGGAATGACATGACCATTTTCTAGATCGTAGTCATCGTTTTCTCCGTACATATTGCAAGGAGAAACACAGACAGGATGTATGCCGTTTTGTTTAGCCATAGCCCTAGAACCAACTTCTAGCATCCGTTTGGCGTATGCATATCCGAAATTAGTAGGGTGTGGCTCTCCTTCGTGTATGCTTGATTCAATCAAAGGTAGAGGTGCATTGTGTGGAAAAATGCAAGTTGACAGAAAAAATATTGCTTTCTGTATGTTGCATTCTCTGCAAACCCGCAGCACATTGACATTCATGCGTAAGTTGTCCATGAAATAATCATACATGAAGTCGTTGTTTGCTCGCACTCCACCAACTGCACCAGCACAGTGAATTATTTCATCTACATGGTTATCTGTGATGTATTGTTTCAATTTTTCGTAATCGAAAATGTCTAGTTCTTGTCTTCTTGGCTTCAGACCAAAATCAATAGCAGAACCAAGCATACCATGACCACCTAGTATCAAAGTATTCAAAGGTCACCTCCGTATAAAAATGGTTATGTGGAGCGAGCAGCACAATCATCAAGTATGATTCTGATTGGATTGTATACATTCAGATACAAGTTTTTTGTCCCTACAAAATCATAGTCGTTCACAGTTTTTTCGCTGTTTACTATTTGTCTTATTGATTCTACTTCATTACCATCATATTCAAGATATTCACATGAGTTTGGGTAGAATTGATGGATGTCCTTGTGCCCGTTGTAAATTGGTATAGTGTTGCACAGAACTGCATCCATAAATTTTTCAGTAACCTCTCCGCGAACAGGACTGTTTTCTAGAACTATCGTATACTTATAGTCTGCAAGTCCATCTATCTTATTCACCAATGCTCCCTTGAATCTACTGTCGTTAAAATCCCAACCAATACCATACAGATCAAAATCCAAATCAGATTCAATCATCTTTACAACCAAACTCTGCCTATGGTTGTAATTTGTACAGGTTCGATGATCGAATCCGTGATTTCTAACTATGACAGAAAGAGTTTTTGTCTTTTGAAAATTACGAGACAGTATTTTTCTTGTAGTGTTTGGAGTTGGTACAATTTCTCCGTTTTCCAAATCATACAAACGATGAAACCCAACAAAGGGAGAGAATATGGTTCTTCCTGTTTCGTAATGTTGCGGCTCGTATGTTATTATCTTTGAGCAGTATGAAAGTATATTTCTATCTGACGCATTAGCCCAATACGGTGCTTCAATTATTCCGTAGGTGTTTTCTTTTACTATTCTGAATCTACTCCCATGTACCATCTCATTGTAAAAAACCAAATGAGTGTAATCATCCTTGTATGTCAAAACATCATCATATCTACCATCAATATTCCATATGTCATTGACAAAGCAATATGTGTTTAAATCTGTGTGCCAAGGTGTGACAAATTTAATTTTCATCGGTTAGATTCCTTGATCGTATGCATAATATAATTTGCGACTGAAGATGGAGTTATACATCTATCATACCACTCTGAAGTTTTCTTACTCAGTTCCGACAGTCTGCTTTGATCCGAAAGAAGTGTCTCTATTATAGACAAGTCTGACCAATCATGCACTACTATTCCAGGAAATGCATCGTAATACCAAAGCCTGCTAGGAATGGAATCCACCAAAAGAACACATCCACACCTGGCAGCCTCAAAGATTCTAAAGGACTCTTTGCTAATATATCCACTCGGACACAAGGCAATTTTGGTGTTTGACAGCAACTGACTGTATTCTTCCATACTCAATCCCCTACCCCAACCATTCGTGATCTGACAGAACTTTTGCCTTCCATCATTTTTCCGTTGTTCTAATTGTTGATACATCTTTTCTCTTCCACTCATGTTTATTGTTCCAGAGAAAGAGTAGTCAAAGTATCTGTTGTTGATTGGGGTAGAATTGTTGCCAGTGAAATTCGTAAGGTATCCTAGAGGAAGAGGAAAAACTCTTCGATCAGCAGCACCTTCATTAGGATAATAGTTCTTGAAAACAAAAGACACATTCTCTTGAAGATGGTCGGATATTGGATGTTGATGCTGTTCATCTGAAGTAGAAAAAACTATAGAACCGGGTGGAACATCTCCTAATGGACGATCCCAACAAGAAAACACAAATGTGTAATCGGTTCCATCATTTATGTGAGAAACGATTGATTCAAAATATTCAGACTCGTCCTTGCCGTGAACCTGAAGAGCCGTCAAATTATTAATTATTTTGTGCATAGTCTATCTCAATACGCTATTGAATTTTCCACATTCAGATCCCTGAACAACAAGTCCAGGTTCCCACCAATACACTTTATGGTTGTGTAGATAGTGCTGATACGACAGTTCCCAATCACAAATCATGTGGAAAGGAAACCAAGTTTTAGCCAAATCAACAACAGCAGACTTCTTGAAAAGCATGGAGTCCGTACAACGAGATGCAGGATGTGGCATCAAGTAAGCCACCTGTTCTTTCGTGATCCGATGTGATCCGAAACTATCAGGTTTCAGCCCCGCACCAGTTCCAAAACTTATAACATCCCAGTCGTTGGGAGTGAAGGACAAAAATTTTCTAAAGTTAGAAACAAAATCTTCACACAGAATAACATCATCTTCAAACACAATGAACATCTCTTCTTCTTGGCGAGCAAGCATTTCAAAAACCTTCCCATGCTTTATGGTCAGAGACATCTGTGGAATGTTCAGAGGTCTAACACATCTGCTGGCATTAGGAATAATGTGATCGTAAACACTAGCCTTCTTTTGTGTCTCGTCGTATGAAATGCTTGGATGTGCATAATAAGAACTGATATCTGACTCTGTGAGTTCGTTTCCATCAAACTCTTCATAAAACGAATAGTTTGTAAATCCAAACTTCTCCATCTGCTGAATCATGTTTACTTTGCGATCTCTCAAACTCTTACAATGAAGAATGACGGTCTTGATATCGAATGACATATCAATCTACTTTCTTTGCCAGAATCCATGTTTGTGCTTGACATACAGGATCATATGTGAGCCTGCCAGAATCATCTAGAATTTGACTGTAGTTGCACCAGTTCCCGTTCTTGAATATGTAATCAATATACTTGTAGTTTCCCCAGTAACCACACTCAACGGTTTCAAACCCACAACTTTCAAACAAAGCACATAGCCCTGTAGGGGTATATCCATTGAAGTGTATTGGTGTTAGGTGAGGAATATTGATTGTTGGAACAGTAGTATAAACATATCCACCATCTTTCAAGTGTTCTCGTATCTGATTGATAGCGAGAATCGGAGTATGTAGATGTTCTATTGTCTGATTGAACACCGCAAAATCGTGATCTTTCTTCTCTATTTCAAAAGTATGAAGATCGTGTGGAGGATATTCAACTAATGTGATGGTTTTATAGTTGAGATACCTCAACTCTGGATCGCCCGAGCAAGTGGAGAGAAGACTATTTCCTTCTTCCAATTCATGCTTACCGATCCAATCCTTAAAGTCGATTATGGATGCTACTCGCGGAGGGTCCATCCACTTCAACTTTTCGTGTTCATCAAACGGTAATGTATTGCTAGGAGTTTCAAATCTTTTAAAGTAAGACTGATCCTTTACTACATGATCGTTATACAAAGATTGTATATCATCGTTGTTCAATATTCTAAGATTCATTGTGTTCCTTTATTTTTTGTATCCACCAAGAGCAGGTCAACATATTCATGTTCCAACTTTTTTTCTTAAACCCATCGTATACTTCATCCAACATATGTTCTGTCACTTCTGAAAAATCATCAACAAATAGAATGGGCAACTGTCCTTCTAACATCCTGTGTGTTCGGTGACGAACTACTACAGGAATCACCCCACTGTAAAGAGCCTCCCATATTCTATGAGTATCAACTCCATTTCCTCTGGGACACAATACAAATTTATGATCTATGAGTTCAGACTTGTATCTCGGATCGACACCAGATGTTTCATATGGAACCCGAAGTGTCGCCCAACTCTTTGAAGAAAAGTAATCATAGACCCACTGTCGAAGAGGTGGATAAGTCTGTATCCGATTATTGATATACAAAAGCCTTGTCGGATTTGTCGATGATTCAAACTCTCTCATATTTACCGAAGAATATGAGTTTGCGATTCCTATAGGCAAAGGATTTGCCTTGTCTGTTTCACAATTCATACCCCACCACGATATTGGTCTGCTCACCAGCGGTTCCATTCGCTCGTAGTTTAAAGGAAAATCACTATCGTGTGTCACTATATGTAACTTTACTTCCGGAGGAACAAAATTATTGATGCACTGATTTAACAGGCTTATGAAATCCGTTTTGCAAAAAATGATTTCTCCTCCTCTCATAACAGGAAATCGGTCTGCAATATAAGAAAATGGCACTCCATCTTTCGATGATGCTTGTGAAAAAACATAATCGCATTTTGCCGCTATATTTTCTCCGCTTAATATTTCTTCAGGCTTCATCGAATATTCCTGTCAGTAATTTCGCTCCAAGGAAGCGAGTAATCGGTACAGATACCATATAGATCAGAGGGAATATTGGCATCCTGTGGAGAAGAAAGAACTACGGTTACTCCACCAGAAATAAAATTATCAGGATATGCCCACACAAATCCCCTGCTGGTAAATGTAAATCTATCAGTCTCATGCCAAAAGCAGTGCGCCCCTATAGAAATCAAGTGTGAAAGAGCGTCTTTGTTTTTGGCATGACACCATATGGGAGAAGCATTTAACCAATATGATGTGACTTCGTATTGTGGTTCATCGTGACCAAGATAAAATGTTCCGTCTATACTCCACACATCAACCTCAACATCATATCCCATTCTAATAGCAGATTCGACATAAGATGGATTGTTTTCTTCTTGCGGAACTCTACCATTCACATTTCCTCTATGAGATATTATCTTCATTTTGCTTTGATGGACAAAAAGGAATTAAGGTCTTCCGGAGTTCCAATTCCATGCATCTCCTGAACAAAAAACGGGATGATCTTTTTATTCAACTGTATAAACTCGTTGTACACAGGAGCAATATAAAATTCATTGTTGACTCTGATATTTTTGAATATCATGCTTTCAGCAGCACCAACAAAATCACTTCCTTTTCGATACCAATATATCCCACAGGTTGCTATATTGGAAATAGGAACCTTTTCTGCTACCTGAGCGACATATCCATCTTGAACTCGAACATAGGACCACTTTGGATGCACTGCGTTGAAGGTGAACACAATACCGTCAACTGTTGTCATGTTCTTCATAGTCAAGAAATTTTCTCGTCTGTAATCTATGATTTGATCTGAATTAGCAATCAGCAAATCGTCATCATTGTTGATATGATCTTTTGCCAAAAGAGCAGTACAAGCAGCACCTTCTGTTAGTCCGTAAACTTCTACAATTTTCAGTCTTCCATCGGTGATTCTGCTTAGTGTGACCGGAAGCCCCTCATACTTCTCTAGATGTTCCTTTCTCACCAAGAATATAAACTCTGCATCAAAGTTTAAATTCTCCACAACTCTCTGTATCATTGGTTTCCCGTCAACATCAATCAGTGGTTTTGGGAATGTGTAGCCTTCTTTGGAGAATCTACTTCCCTCTCCAGCCATAGGAATTAGAATTTTCATTTTACAATCTCCCTGTAGTTATCAAGATTCACATCTAGTGGATTCTCTACGATCCACAAGTTCGGAATCACCGAAGAACGAGCAGCGGCTATTCCTTTAGGAGAATCTTCGACACACAAACAACGAATTGGATCTACTCCAAGTTTCTCTACCGCAAAATTGTAGCAATCTGGATGTGGTTTGTTTTTAGACACATCTTCGTTTGAAACAATTAAATCCATGTAATCTATCTGACCAGTCATTCTCAACATCGTTGAAGCAGTAGTATAGATGGAGTTAGTCACACAAGCAATCTTAATGTTGTGAGATTTTAGGTAAGAGTGTAACTCTATTTTTTCTTGCATCACCTTGGCATTTTCCTGTATTAGAGACAAGGTAATAGATTGCTTCAATTGTTCTATCTGCTTTGCTGTGGCAGGATCGACTCCAAGCATTTTGAGTTTAACTGAAGTAGGAAGACCATTATATTTTTCTATGTGGTCGGCTCTTGTGATTTCAAAGCCGAGAACGCTTGAGAGTGCCCGATTGAGAGAAATGTAATGCCATTCACAAGCATCAACAAGAACCCCATCTAGATCAAACAACACGCAGTTTATATTCACTGTGTTCCTCTCTCTAATAAGAATTCGATATCTTTTTGATGCTGTTTGTAGGGACGAAGAGAATGAAAATCTATGTGACTTCCTGCACTGAAAGATTGGATTTGAAATCCTATTCTTGATCTACACAATCTGTTCTGTGGAAGAATTCTAGTGTTGGTCTTAACTCTACCACCAAGACGATAGTATTCTCTCAGCAAGGATGTAGAGTACATCTCATCAATTCCCCACATACCACCATTAGATGCACTAGCCTTTTGTAAATGCTGCTCTGGAGTAACAGCAAAACCGCTCTTATATTCTCTGTAGTCTCTAGTCAGCAGTTTGTTCATCTCTTCTTCAAAACTATGAGAAAAAGAGTACACACGACTCATCATCTCTACCGTTGCTAGATGATAGCAAACTGGAACTGTTATCCCATCAGACTTCCAACAATCCAGATTTCCAACATGATATGCATCAGCATTTAGATGCGTGTATACATTCACATCAGGATTAGATTCTTGTAGAAAAAATCTAGTAGATAGGGGAAACATATCAATATCACTAACGAGGCACATCTTGTTGCTGAAAAACTTGGTCACCCAAAAACGACCCCATGTTGCTGCAACATAATCGGGAACTCCTTGTATGTGATCGTGATATATCACTGTTCCGTATTTTTCTGACAAACTTGGATTCGGTTCTCCATAATAAAAAAGAACGGGATGAATTCCAAATCTCTCCTTCCAATGTTTGGATATTGGATTCCAGAATTCCCAGTAAATAGGATCATCATTACAAGACAAAGTTACGATATCAATGTTAGGAGCCATTACTAATCCATTCACGATGGGGGAAGAACAGTGAAAATTTTATCTTCTAGAACACCGCGCTCGTACTTTTTTCGGAGATAAACGGGGAACGGAAATCTAACAACAGGATACTCTCTGATGTGATGGCGAAGCATGATCTCTGGATGAAACAAGATTCTTTCATCTCTGTTATATTGATTCAAAAAGTCTATCAGACTGCAATAGTGCTTCATGTTTTGATAAGAAGAAACAGCAAACATATCAAACATTCCACCCCTCCAATCGCCTCCCTCTGGAATGTTCAAGCATCCCATGTCCAAAGATTTCAACTGCAATGGAGCAGAAAATTTTATGTCATATCTTCCCTTGATGACACAATCATAATCAGAACCAACAAGATCAAAAGCCTTCTTGAGATTGCTCCACATAGAAAACACACCATCCACATCCGTTTCCGAAGCCTTATACATTCGGCAAACAGGATCTACAGAATATGAAACCGGATCATCTACTCTAGTGACAATATAATTTTTGGGGTTGTATAGAGAGAGTGAATCACTTACATCTTCGCAATCATATAGATGCATAAAGACATCACAATTCGTAGTATCCAGTATGTTTCTTTTTATTGATTGATAGCAGTCTCTGTAGCATCGTAGATGACCGCTCATTATAAGTGCAACTTTCATATTAACCTCTGCTAGTTTGGATCTCTTGTATGAACTATATGTTGGTCTTGCTCGGTATTCTCTTTGTGATGCACTCCCCATTGTGTTGGGTCTGGAAGAATAGTGATGTCATGTTTCTTTGTGAGTAGGCTCCATATCGACTGATCGTGTCTGTGATCCACGAAATTAGGTTCTATCCATCCATCAGAGTTTGGATCATCCATGATTAGTTTGGGGTTACAGCACAATTGATGATATTCACTAACTATTGATTTTGCTTCATCGGTTCCACGAAAACACATAAAACTAGCCATGCGCTGAGGAGTATCTGTATACTTTTCCGAATTCATTCCCATATGGATCAACAAATCTCTTTTGGTGTAATGTTTTTCTAGATGCCCACCAGCGAGTTTGAATCCAACAATTCCTCGTTTATCTGAAGTAACAGCCTCAAATATTTTATCCATTCTTCTGACAAAAACAGAACCAGAATCAGCATAAAACAGTATATCCGTGCTGTTTATTATAGAAATGATCTTGTGTAGAAAATAAGATTTCCAAAGCCAGTAGCCAACACCTCTCTTCTGTGACATGATGTGGTTGTTGTTTTTGATGAAATCCGATTCGATCTCCGAACGATTCATCTGATAAACAACATTGAATCCTGCGGCTAAACCGCTCTGGCTGTTCTTTAGTTGTGACTGTAAAAACTTGCCGTCTGCATAATTTAGTAGGATTCTCATTGCTGATCCTGTGCGACAAGAGATTCGGTGGTCTTTGAATTGTAAATATAGCCGTGTAGGGCATCCTGAATGTGATACTCCGTCTGTACCTTGGGGTACAGACGCATCAGCCAGTCGATGTCTTCGCTAGACTGACCATTTGAGCCGTATACTGGATTGAAAGCCTCACTCACAGCGATCTCACGCCGCCATACGCACATATGGTATGGTGGACGCTTGATGTCGCCAAGGAAGCCCTCCTCGTCGCGCCACAACTGCCCATGCGGATTGCCGATGCCAAACTCCACATCCATTGGCTCACCATCAAGGCTGCACCACTGATTGAAGGTGATGCAGTCCACCTCGTTCTCGCCAATGGCAGTCAGGATCTTGCTCATGTAGTCCTTGCTGACCGCATCATCGTCATCCAAGAACGCAATATACTTACCCCGTGCCATCTGCAACAGGTCATTGCGCTTCTCGGAAATGCTCTTGGATTTGTTGTCAAGCAGTACAAGAATCTCAACAGACTTTCCCTGCCCTGTGGCATCGGCTTGTTCTTGTAGGTGTGTGACCGCCGCCTTTAATGATTCAAATCGGGACGGGATGGACAGAATCAGAATGCTGAACTTGATTTCACTTGCTGGTACCGGCATAGAACATCTTCTCCATGTCAAATTTATTGGCTGCACGACGCTTGAAGGTTTCGCCGTCAATTCCGTACATTTCCTTGTTTTCATTCCGTGCGTGAAGAGCATCGAATGGCTCACCGGTCCACTGGTGCTGAATGATACACAGGTCGCAACGCCGCAACTTGCCCAATGCCATGCATACCTGCGTCTGCTCGTTGTCGCAATACAGAGACTTGTATTCAGGATTGTAGATGTATCCGAACTGCTTGTACAGAGGGAAACCCATGACCGTGAGTGTCATCAGAGGATCTTCCTTTGGGCGCAATCCGTCCCAGAACTTAATGGCACCATCATAATCGGGAAAAGCCTGTGCATACACCTGACTGATGATCTCGTCGTAACCCATATGCACGGGAACCATATCGTCCGATGCTAGCATCAGAACATCGCCATCCACTCCCTCTAGATTAGCGTTGCAAGCCTCAATTTTGCTCTTGGAGTTCCCATAAAAGCACTCTATTTGGGCACAACGGGCACGGGTGGCAATCCACTGGTGCATGGCATCGTTGTTCATGGTCCGATCATCCTCGTCCATAGTGAGGATGAACCGCACATCATGCCGACCACTGAGGAATGTCAGATATCGGGTGAATACGGCTTTGAACTTGTCCGGACGATTACGGGTGGGGAACTTTATCACTAGTCTCATTATGAATCTCCATTTTCACTCTTCGGGTTTGATGTTCTTCTTGGAACGCCCTATGTGGTATTTAGGACACAATTCCCACTCGCCCTTCTCCTTGTACGGGAGAATCTTTATTTTGTTTAGCGGGACTCGCTCTTCAGCCTTTTTCTTGTCAACAATCTTGACAAGTCCCCACTCCTCTAGCAGGTTGGCGATGGTGTTTCTCCGTCCAATGTCTTCAGAATTTATGGATGTGGGCAGATCATCTAGAGCAAACATCTCCTTGAAGTGGACAATGTAGTATTTGCCCTTCTTGTGGAGAATGTGGCACGACTGCCACAGTTTCTTTTCGGTGCGGGACGAAACGCCAATTCGAGTAAGCGTTTCACGGACTTTCAAGAAGTCATCAGGCTTTTGTAGGGTGACCTCTAGAAGATCGGTTGCTTCAAGGTCGATATAGCGTTCGTCTTGTTCCATGTTCTGTTCACTCCATTAATTCTGAACTGACACGGAACTATTTAGAAATCTATCTCTTTCCACCCTTGCTCACTAGAGCCACAATCTCAGAAACTGCATCCTCTGTCAGAACGGTGAGGGCTTCCCGTGCCTTTCGGCTAGAGATGCCGTAATACTCCACCAGAGCCGCCACACGCTCGTCCTCCTCCCGCTTGAGCCACTTGGAGAACCGCTTGCGCGGACGGACGGCACCCCGCAGAAAGTCAAAGTGCATTTTTGAATCCATCACAGGGCGAATATTTACTTCGTTGGCAGCAAACAGGGTATCGGGAAAATACGAAAGGCACCGTGCCACTACGAACGGAGGATACGAGTGCTTTGCGTAAACCTCACTCTCATCCATGAGGGGTTCCTTGTTCACATTGATGGCATTCAAATAATCAGAGAGATTCACTTGAACTTGACCTCCATCATCAACTGAACCAGACACGCGGTGGTATTGATCTCCGCGTCAGCCGCAAACGCAGCCTTATACTGATAGTCCGAAAGGATCAGGATGGCAGGAGGAATGGATGCGGGTTCGGCGTATTCATACAGGCTGTCGTAGATGGATCGGTAGATACGGGTCTGATCGTTGTCTAGGTTCTCCACCACCCACTTACGGACTGCCGTAAAGTCCTTTGCCTTCATGGACTTCATCAGGGACTTCACCTGAACATCGCCCATTGTCTGTAGAATACCCACATCAATCTTGCCGTTCACCGAATACCGCTGCAACTCGTTCAGAGTCCTGCGGAAGTCAGGGAAGTGCTTGCTGATGAGTTGGGCAACCACCTTCTGATCGTATTCCACTCCCTCTTCCCCAAGAATCTCCTCCGCTCGCTTCAGGAACTTTACTGCGAGTTGAGCCTTCTCCTTCGTGGGAATTCTGAAATCAATAGGCGTGCATCGGGAGTGCAGAGGCTCAATTATCCGATTCTTGAAATTGCAGGTCAGAATGAATCGGCAGTTGTTTGCAAACTCCTCAATGAAACCGCGAAGGGCAGGTTGAGTGGACTGTGCGTTTGAGTAGTCAAACTCGTCCAGTATCACCACTTTCCTTACTCCATCCATGAGAGACACGGTGGATGCAAAGTTTCGGATGCGAGTCCGCAGCGTATCAATGTTGCCATCCTCGGAGCAGTTCACCACAATATGGTCGCAATCAAGATCATTGCACAATGCTCGGGCAACAGAGGTCTTTCCACAGCCAGCACCCCCACTTAGGAGTAGATTCTGTGGTTCGCCGCGCTCTACCATCTGCATGAAAAGATCATGCGTTTCCTGTGGCAGGATACAGTCGCCCACACTGCGTGGACGATACTTCTCAACCCAAAGACCCTTCACGGTTTCAGTTGTAGTCACGATCAAGCCTCGTAAGTGGAATCGGCGTTCAGAGCAATCCAATAGGTAATAGGTTCATTCTTGTTGGAGAAGCACGACACAACCTTCTCCGAAATCTCAACGGTGTAGTCGCCGGGAATCATCTTCAGGTTGTCCACATCAAAGATAAATTCGAACTTCGCACCAGAGGTGTTTTCTCCCACATCAACACAGAACGAATTTGAAGTCCTGTCGCTCTTGTCAGACACCGCCAGTTCGATCCGCGAACCGTCTTCCGATGAACGCACAATCATGTGCATCACCTGAAGAACGGATGCTGCCTTCAGAACTTCGGCAAACTCCTTGCCGTCAAGATCAAACTTAACAACAGCCTTCGGCATATTGATCCGCTTGTTGGTGGACACCACAAGAGTGGGATCGCAATACCAATACTTCACACTAGCCTTGCCGCTCTTGATGAGGATGTAGTTGTCCTCAAACACAAACTCTGGATCCTTGAACAGGCTGACCGTTCCAAGAAACTTGTTCAACTCGTAGATGGAAAACTTCTTCGGGAAGGTTTCGCTCACACGAGCCTCTGCCACGATGCTCTTTCCTGACTCAACGGTGTTCAGCACATTGCCTTCGTTCACCGTGATGCCAGCATTGATGGCAGAGAAGTTCTTTAGGATGTCAAGAGTCTTCTTTGAAATGGTAATTGAATTAGTCTTCGTAGTCGTCATAATCAAAATCTCGCTTTCCTGCGTTGTAGTCTTCCACATATCTCTTCAGATGTTCCTTTTCATCGTGACGAATGCGACTCTTGTGCTTGCGGTCAGCACTCTTTCGCGCCTTCTTTGCAGCGGGATCACGACTGTCGTAGTCAAAACGGTCTTCCATTAGAAATCCTGGATGTCTCCGATAAGGTTGCGTAGCCCCTTCTCTATCATGTATGGAAGAATCTTGCTGCGGGAAGGGGAAAAAGGTTTATTCCACTCGGCTTCGATCTTTTCTTCGTAGTCAGTTGGAATACGCAACAAGTCAATTAGTTTGGCGTTTCTATCCCAATTTGCGGAATACTTTTCAGGAACCTTTCCTGTTGCCGCAAGATGGTCAAGAATCTCTTCAATTCGCTTCTTTGTGACGGGCTTCTGCCGCTTGTCCTCTGCCATAAAGCAGTCATCATCCGAAAGAATGTTCGGCACTCCATCCG